GCACAGACTGTTCGGTCAGCCGCTGCGCGCGATCAAGCTGACGCTGAGCCTTGGCCTCGCCGGTCAGGCGGCGGCGGCGGGCTTCGCTCATTCCACCTTCGAGGACGCCGTCGCCCTCCTCACGCAGAATCTGGTTGGCACGAGCCATGCTATCGAGCAGCCAGGGACGCTTCGCCTTGGTCTCATCCCACCACTTCCCGCCGACCTCATCGCTGGGACGGGGAATGGCCGCGGGTTCACCACGCAGGATGCGCTGCTGTTCGAGGAAGAGGCGGGCCTGCTCTTGCTGCACTTCGAGCGGACTGCGGCCCGCTCGCTGGCCATAGGCCTCTCCAACGGTGGACTTGGCCTTCTCCAACGCCATCAACTCACGGCCCTGCTTCAGGAACTCGGGGCTGAAGTAGGGGGCCTGCGCCCGGGTATAGGCGCCCAGGTTGGCCGCCTTCTCATAGGCGGCCCTGCCAGCGTCCATCGCGGCCTGGTCCTTGAACGGCTTTCCAGCGCCAATGTCAGCGGCCGTGGCCTGGTAGTCATCGCCCAGGGCCTCGATGTAGCGCTGCACAGCCAGCTGTTCCATCGGGTCCAGAGACTTGGCCCTCAGATCAGCCTCTTCCTGGGGCGTCAGGGCGCGGGCACCACCGCGACCGCTCGGCTTCTGAAGGATGGCCCGCATCTCAGCGCGACCGGTGGACGGCTCGACCGTGATGCCTTCGGCACCAGCCAGCATCTGTCCACGCGCAAGCTCCAGACCTTTCGCATCGACAAGGTCAGGAGACACCTTGTAAACCTCAGCCGCCCGAGTCTTTGCCTCGGCGGGCGCGATTCCAACAGCAGTCAGCTGCTGTTCAAGGTTCACGGCGTTGGACGCGCGAACCAGCGGATCGCTACTTTGTGCAGCCTTGGCGACGGGTCCAGTAGGATCTGCTTGAAAGGCGTTCAGCTGCTGATTGATCTGTTCGGGGGTCAAATTGGCAGCTTTGCCCTGCTTGACTACCTGTGCCATCTGCGTGTTCGGCGCGAGCACAGCCGGATCAGGACGCCCGATCTTCTCAGCCTTTTGCCGCTCAGCTGCACGAAGTTCCTGCGTCGCACGGGTCTGAGTCTCCTCGCCACGCGAGACCTTGTCCCAACCTTCGAGCTTGTCCTTCTCCGACAGGCCTCCCCCACCTCCTCCACCGCCACCGCGCTTGCTCTTCGCGGCTTCGGCCTCCGCGAGCTTGCGCTCCAGCGGCGTCTGCTCGGCCTGAATCGCCTTCAGGTAGGCGTCGAGAGAGGCGCGACGAGCGCTGACCTCCTGCCGCAGAAGCTCCAGCTGAACGGCGTAGGGGTTGGCCGCCGCCTGCTCCTTGGCCCGCTCCCAGTTCACCCTGGTCTGGTCGTAGGGGAAGTAGCGCCAGAAGATGATCTTGCCGAGCGGGTCGGCGGGGGCGGCGAGGAGGGGCTGGTCAACCGGGTTGATCGGGTCGAAAGCAGTGATGGGAGAAGCGGGCTGAGCCATGTGTCCTCACTTCCAGCCGTAGGCGTAGTTCAGGCGAGCGGTCTCTTCAGGCGTGTAGCCGTAGTCGAGCATGCGCTGAGCATACTCCTCTTGCTGGGTCATCTGCCGCTTCTGCACGCGACGCTCCAAAGCGGGGGCCGCTGCGCCCGCGGCCACAGTAGCACCGCCCGTCAGCGCCTGGATGATGCCCGCACGGCGTTCGGCCTTCATCTTCGCTTCGGCGGCGGCCAGATCCTTCAGCTCCTGGTTCTGCTTCGCGGCGGCGGCGAGGTCGGCCTGGGCCGTGGTGGCGGCCTGCGCGCTGCGGAGCCGCTGATCAGCCTCTTCCTGCGCGAGCTGCTGAAGGAACAGGTCCCGGCCAGAGAGCGAGCCCTGCCCGCCCATGATGGCGGCCTGCTGAAGCCCCTGCGCCTGAGCGGCCCGGGTCGCGCCGCCGCGCTGGATGCCGAACTGCTGCTCGATGGCGGACTGCTCGGCCTGGGTCAGCCCCAGCTTGCCGGCCTTCTGCTGCTCTTCGAGAAACTTACGGCGAGCTTCGTCGTCTTTCGTGTAGAACTGCCGCGCAGTAGCAGCCCGGCTGACGCCTTGGCCAACGCTGCCGATCGTTTGGGCGCCCAACTGCGCGACGGCCATCGCGGTGTACGGGTCCATGATCACCTCAGAAGTAGAAGATCTCGACGTTGATGCCCCAGTTGAAGATCAGGGTGCGGTCGATCTGGCTCCATTGGCATAGCCCCAGGACAAGCTCCGTGCCCGTGCTGGTTCCATGCCGAAAGGTGCCCTGCCGCTGCCCGTAGCCGGTGATGTTGTAGGGCTTCACCACGCCGCCAATGGAGGCGTCAAAGCCTTCCTGGCTGTTCTGCATCTCCTGGGCGTAGGTAAAGTCCAGGTTCGCCGGGTTGTTGTGAGCCGTGTGGTAGGGGAGAACCACGCAGCGCTTGGCGTCGTTGCTGACGACCGTGTTGGGGACCTCGTCCGGCCCATTCAGCGCCTCGATCCACCAATGGAAGAAAGCGACACCGGGCTTGCGGATGTCGAACTTCATCGACGTGCCAGGGATGACCTCCCACTTGGCATGGCTCACGGTGCGAGCGCCGCCGGTCAGGTAGCTCGTGGCGAAGGTGAAGGCGGCGGTGGTGCCTCCGGCCCACTGTCCTCCCTGATGCCCGGTCACGCCGTGCTGAACCCCGGCGATGGGGCTGTACGAAGGAGGCTGAATGTGCTGCGTGTTGATCCACTGGCTCTGCTGCAAGTCAGCCGAGGTGATGTCCTCATGGAGGTAGACGCGGAGCGCATTGTCGTTGTTCTGGAGATCGCCAGCGACAAGGATCGTACCATTGGTAAACGTGACCGGTGGAGTGTACGCCATCACTGCTCCCGCATGTGCATGGCCACGATGTGGCCGCCGTCGTATTCCAGGTACTGGGTGACGCCGCCAACCGCCACGTCCAACACGAAGCCGTTGTCACCACCGGCATTTTGGTAGGGGTGGTAGAGGCCGTGCGCCCGGAGGCGGAAGCCGTAGATCTTCTGGCCAGTGCTTTGGAAATGCCAGGTGCCAGAAGCACCCTGCCACCACAGCTTGCGCGTGTACCGCTTCGTAGCGCCAGCCGCGAGGGTGCTATTCACCCATTCATCCGCCGAGCTGTGCCAGGCCGGGATGCAGCAGGTCCCAGCGAGATCGCTGAGCTTCATGCCATAGAGGCCGCCGGTGAAGATGCCTTGCGCCTGGGACTGCCCGGAGACAGGGACGAAGTTGGCCAGCGCAGCGCTCGTGATGTCCCATTCGAGCTGGAGCAACCAGACGTGGTTGCCGTCAGCGATGTTGCCCGCGCCGCCCAGCACGTTGTAGAGCCCGAGCGCGGCAGGCGGACCCGCCGCGTACATGGGCGAGCCGGTGTAGAGCGAGCGGGCCTGAAGGTTGAAGTAGACCCTGATGATGTCGCCGGTGGTGGTCGCCCAGCCGCCCGCGCTCGTGACCACCACGTTTCCCACAGCGCCCGTGATGAGGGTCGGCGTGGCCGGGGCGACGGTCGTGCTGGGCACCGTGTTCGGCGCAGAGTGGTAGAGGTCGCCGGTGCCAATGTCCCCGTCAACGCTGTTGAGCAGGATCAAACCGCTGTCCGCCATCTGCGGAAGGTCGAAGGCGTGATCCCGCGCGTTGTACTGGTTGATGGCTCCAGGCTGCGTGAAGTCGGCGTAGCGGTTGTTCAGATCCGTGGCGGAGACAAGGTCGCCCGGCTCGACGCGCGCCCTGCTGATGCGGCTCATCGGAACCTCCCGATCGCGAAGACCGAGCTGTTGAAGAGGTGGTACTGGCTGATGTTCTTGTTCGTGGTGGTGTCGATGGTCGGGTCGCTTTGCCCAGGCGCCGATCCCTTCCACTCCAAGCTAAGCTCGGGATTGCCAGCCGAGAGCAAGATGCTCCCGCCGATGCGGAAGGTCTCGATCGAGCTGCCAACGCCAAAGCGCTCAGCGACAACCTGCCCACCGCAGCGGATGCGCAAGCTCAGGAACTTTTCCTGGTGCGTGATGTTCGCTGTCGCAGAGTCGGTCATGTGCGCGATGCCAAGGCACATCCCGCTGCCGGCCCACTCAACGTAGATGCTGCCCCCTCGATGCCCGGTCAGCGTCGCCGTATAGAGCACTTCCCAGCCACCGTTGTACTGGACGTAGGTAGCGCAGCGCCATTGGTCCTGGTTCGTCGTGGCGTCGTTGTAGTTGACCTGCTCTCCAGGTCTGGCTCCGCTCGGATTGATCTGAGGGATTATCCAGCACTTGTGCAGCGCCGCGGGCATGAGGTTCACCGTCGTGGCGCTCAGGTCCGGCATCTGCGTGCGGTCCAGCGACGTGATGCTGCTGCGGTGCGCTTGCATCTCGCTGTTGATCTGGTCGGCCTCGACGAGCTGGTTCGAGCGAGGCTGAAACTGCACCCACTTCTTGCTCATGTCAGACCTTCTTCCCGGCGATGACGCGGGTGCCACGGGTGACGAACTCGACCTCCCAGCCGACGAAGATCAAGTCGTTGGTGGTGCTGAACTCAAAGGCAAACCAGGCGCAGCTCTGCGAGGCGACGGCGATGCGGATGGGAACCAGGCGAGAGGTCTCCCACACGTCCGTTCCGATGATCGCCGTGTCGTAGACCGGCAGGAGCGCGGCGTCAGGGGGCTGGGCCAGGTAGCTCGTCTCGGTCACCCCAGTCCGGCCAAAGTCCTTGTAGTGTGTCAGCGTCAGGCTGACACTACCCGTAGTCATCACCCACAGCGTCACGTACTGGGGCTGCTTCTGAACCTGGGCATCTCCGAAGTCCAGCCACGGAGACTTCCACTTCGAGGTCGGTGGTGGGTTGGTGACATAGAACTCGCCGCTCTGCACGCCGCCCATGTTGCGCTTCGAGCTGATGACGAAGAGGCCTGCCTCTGCGGTGTTCGAGGTCTCGGTCCCCGTGTGGTGCCCGAACAGCAGCTCCTCAGTCGGGAGCTTGTCCAGGGCCCCGACCGGGAACCCCGTCCGCAAGCTCCAGCCCTTCTTGTCGACGTGCCAGACAACCCCAATGCTCGGTCTATCCTGCCCATCTGCGGCGAAGTAGCAGTGGTATTCGTTGGTCAGCGCGCTGTACCGCCCAACTGCCCGGGCGAGGGTGTCCTGGGTGGCCCGGGTCATGGTGCTCTCCAAGGACTCCGTGAGCTTCACCAGCCGGGCGACCGCCCCACCCTCGAATCCGCCGCTGAGCGCGTAGATCCCGTCGACCGCGAGAAACACCACGCCGACGTCTGGCACGGTGTCGATGGTGTTCGGGCTCTTGCAGCTGACTTGGGTGCTCAGGGTGGTGACCGTGAAGCCAGCGTTGGCGTTGCCGCGAACCACGTCGATGCCGCGCTCACGGAACACAAGCAGCACGTTGTACCAGGCAAACAGCGCCGTGATGCCGCCGTTGTCCCCGCTCAGATGGATGTAGGAAGACGCTGCGAACTGGTCAGGGCGCCCAGCCGCAGAGTAGTAGAGCGTGTACGCATCGTTGAATCCACCGTCCAACCATAGACAGTCTGCGAACATCGCTCCGAACCTGGCCTCGGGGCAGGGAAGAGGGATGCTGTCCTCAACCGATGGCGCGATGGCGCCCAGGCTGGCCGGGCGGTAGGCGTCGTAGGCCAGGTCCTCAACGCTGTTTCGGATGTCGAAGGCGAAGTAGCTGGTGTAGTCGTCGGTGGTGGCGAGGCCTTTGCCGTAGTTGTTCGTGCGGTAGATCCGGCGTGCGACCGTGCCTTTTGGCCCAGTAGGGACGCGCATGCCGACCGCGTAGCGGTAGCCGACCGTTCCCTCGTTCTGCCAGCTGATCCCGGCGGGGGGACTCAGGGGGCTCTCGCTTCCAGTGTCGCTGATGAAGCTCACCTTGTACTGGAACTCAGAGGTGTTGTTGCCGTCTGCGTCGGGCTGGCTGAAGCCGATGCCACCCAGGCTCCCGAAGCCAGTGGCCATGCTGAAGGGGTTGCTTGGCCACCACAGCGCGAGCGAGTCACCACCACAGCGATGCGCCGTGGTGGTCACGCCGGTGGAGGCGACGACGGTCAGCAGGTCTGGAGAGGTCGGCAAGCCGGTCCATCCCAGATCCCGCACGCAACGCTCGATGGCTTGACCGGAGGCCGTGCTGTCGCCCAGGGGCCAAGGCCTCACGAGAATGGGTGCTTGGTGCCCGTTGGTGACGAGCACGGCGTCCCCAACGATCGTGTACTGGGAGCAGGCCTCGGTCGGAGTAGAGATGTTTCGGCCCGACGCCAGCACGCGCAGGACCGGGGTGGACCCGATGGCCTCGTAGAAGAGGTAGAGGTTCCCGTTGGACTCGAAGAGGATGTGGTAGCGGGCGCCGTTGGCGAGCTGGTTGAACACAAAGAGGCTGTCAATGCGCTTCGTAGAGTTGAAGGGCTGCCAGAAGATCTCGGGCCTGGGCCTGTACTTCTCGTAGCCGATGCGCGTCGACCAGCACTTGGTCGTCTTGTCGACCGTGTAGTTCACGATTTCGCTGGCGCCGTCGATCGGCTGGGGCAGCTGCTCCGTGACACCGCCCGGCTTGCGGACTTGCTGCGTCGAACCGTTCATGTGTGCACCAGCTTGGTGAAGCGGTTGAACGTGTGCGGCTCGTACTGCTCCAGCCAGTTGCCCTTGATGATGCGCCGGCTTGGCGTGATGAGGTAGCGCCGCTCCATCTTCAGCATCTCATTGTCGGCCTTCTTCTTGTACAACTCCGACTGGGTCGGGTTGTCGTGCTTGAAGAGGACGTCGGCCAGGGCGCGGTAGGCGATGATCATGCGGTGGTCAGGCGGCACCGCGCTGACGTCGCTGTCCTCAACCATGGTCTGGTGGCGGGCCATGTAGCGAATGCTGAAGGTGTAGTCCTTGTCCTGCCGCGGGTAGAGGCGGATGCGCTGCACAGCTCCGTCAGGGTTGTTCAGCCGCTCCTGAATCCAGATGGCCTCGGCCTGGATGTTGACCAGGGTGACGTTGCCAACGGTGTAGGTGCCGCCGTCGTTGGGCTTGATGATGAGGTAGTCGCCGGTCGCCTTGTCCGTGCAGCGCCGCCATGCGTAGAGCCCTTCCGAAGTGCAGCGCCAGTACGGCACCTTGAACAGCCCGGTGCTGTTGGCGAGCACGTCGAAGTCCAAGGTCAGGTCCTGGACCGCGGTGAGGCTCACCGTTTGAATTGATCCGTGGGCGCTCTCCCGCCCGTTGGCGTAGCGGTAGGTGCAGGTCACCTCGATGGTGCGGACACCCGCGCCGACCGTCACAGCCGTCCCCGTCGTGACGCCCTTGCGCGGCCCCGGCAGGTAGTACGGGTCGGCCGGCACCCAAAACTTCGGAAGGTTCTTCTCACCAAGAGGCAGGTTGTACCACTCATCTTCGTAGCGAGCGAGCGGGGTGAGGAGGCCTGGGTCCTCGGGCGTGATGGACTGCGAGCGCTTGGCGACGCCGAGCACGGTGACGCAGTCGAGGGGCAGGTCGATGTAGCGGTTGATGACCGTGGCGGTTTTGGCCCCGGTCGTCCCGCCGTAGGCGAGGGTGATGTAGGCCTGGGTCGAGGTATTCACCCAGGCGATCTCGTACTCAACGGCCCCGTCGCTGATGATCTGCCCGGGCATCCAGCTCACGTCGAAGAAGGCGACGGCGCTGGTGATGACCGTGGAGCCGTTGGTAAAGGTCACGGTTCCAACGGCGTCGGCATGCACGACGATGTCGGTGACCTTGTTGATGAAGGGCCACGGCTTCTCGGAGCACACGCGGCGGTCGGCCTCGTTGAGGAGGCGGTCAAGCTCGGTCTTGTAGGTGGGATTGCTCGGGTTGTAGTCGAGCACGTTGGCCACGAACTCACGGAGCGACTTCAGGTCTGTTGCCGGCATTGGTGCTCCTGAAAGCGAAAGCCCCGCCCCTGGTCAGGGCCAAGGACGGGGCTGTTGCAGCGGTCAGATCAGATGGCCTTGTTGATCAAGACCACCGCCTTGTTGCCAGCCGGGACAGACAGGGTCACGCCGCAGCTGTTGGTCAGATCACTGGCGGCCGCATCGTGCGCGCGACCAGCGGTGGTATCGACCACAAGCGCCTTGCCGACAGCGGTGACAGCGGTGCTGTCCACGTTGGCGTCATTGACCACACCTTCGACATAGACCTGGATGGTCTGGCCGTAGGCGGTTGCAGCGGTCTTGGCGACACCGATCACCAGCGGGTTTCCATTGGCGACGGCAGCTGCCTGCTGCACCCACAGCGAGGCGTCAGAGCCGGTGATGGCCGCCTTCGAGCCGGAGATAGCCGCAACACCAACGAGCGCGACCCAGTCACCAGCGGTGATCGCGTCGTAGGCGTAGAAGGTCTCAACCGAGCACTTCGCGCTGGTGTTGAAGCCGCTGCCATCGGCGGTCGGATTGAGGCTCTGGAGGAGGGTAGAGGTGGCCATGATCAGGTCTCCGCGTTGATGAGGATGCCGTGGCCCGACAGGTTGCTTGTGGCGAGCTGGGTACGGACCATGATGTTGGCCGCCATCGCCGCGTAGCCGCTGATGTGCTCCATGTCACCCAGCTCGAAGAAGGCGTCCTGGTCGAAGTAGACCGTGAACAGCTTCGAGTTGAGGAAGTACATGGACATCTTGTTGCTGCCGCCGGAGCCGGTGAAGCCCAGGTTCGGCTCGATGTACATGGCCGCGCCGTTGAACTGGAGGGCCAGGCGACCGGCCATGTTGCGCTCCTCGGTGGCCGAGGTGTAGCGCTCCAGCTGCTGAAGCTCGTCCTTGTACAGCCCGTAGCTGATGGGCGAAGCGAGGATCAGGTCCACGTCGCCTTCCGGGGCGTACTGCTGGCAGTCGATCAGAAGCGACTGCATCTTCTTCAGGCCGTTGGCCGCGAAGCTGCCGTCCTGCTTCTGGTTCTGCCAGGAGGTCGGGAAGCTCGACTTCGCGATGCCGCCGACGCTGTTGGTCTGCGAGCCGAAGGCCAGCTCCTCGAACCAGCCCGTGGCGGCGTCGAGGCCGTTGAGGGACTGAAGCTCGGTGAGCACGGTCGAGCTGCCGGCCACAACCTGCTTCTCGAACTCGCGCTTCAGCATGCCCATGACCTGCTTGAGGCGGGCCTCGGCGATGCGGACCACGGCGCGCGGGCCCTTGTTGGACAGCTCCTCCTTCTTGGTCAGGACCACGGGGGCGACGAAGTCGCACCAGTTGTAGGTCGCAGTCCGCAGAGGGTCCTTGACGGCGAGGTTGACGGCCTCATAGCCGCTGGACAGCTGGGTGATCGAGCTGTGGTCGGTGAGGATGACGGGGTGATCGACGTAGCTGCCGCCGTCGACCTTCTCCACGTTGCCCATCTTCTGCACGGAGTCGAGGAGCGGAATCGTGCGGAAGGTGTTGTCGACTTCCTTGTCACGCAGAATCCGCAGCGTAGTAGCGAGAATATCAGGCTGGATTGCCATGACTTCCTCCATTCTGGTTGAACGGTTGAACGATGAACGTGAGGCGTGTCCGCTGCGGGGGCCAACCGATCTGCGTGTCCACTAAGGGGTCGTCACGGTTGTCCCAAGCATACCGCCGCTACTTGCCCTTCGCAAGCGTCTCGTAGATCTCCCAGGCGCTCTTGTTGCCCAGGTCAGAGCGAACCGCCCCGCCCGCCAGCTTCGAGCCGCCTTGGATGTTGAGCGCTGCCGCCCTGGCCGCCCGGCGTTCGGACGCTTGCCGAGTCGCCTGCTCTCGCTCACGCTCAACAGCCTTGCGGCCCTTGATCGTGTAGTAGGCGTCTTCCAGGGTCATGTTGCTGTTCTGCCGCAGCACGTTGGCGACCTCGTCGCGCAGCGCGGTGTCGGTCTTCAGATCCGAGTGCGTTTCGAGAAAGTTGTCGTAGCGCGCCTTGGCCTGGTTGCTGACGTGCTCTTGCCGAACAGGCTCCAGCACAGAAGCCAGGCGCTCCGCCACCTTCTTCTCGATGAACGAGTCGAAAGACTTCGGATCAAACGGATCGAACTCCTGACCTTGCGCTTCAGCCAGCGCCGCGATCTTCTGGTAGGCCGGGCTCGACACAAGGGCTTGGCTCTGAAGCTCAACCTCCTTGCGCTGCTTGGCCAGCTCCTGGGTCTTGCGGGTGTAGTCCTTCCGCATCTGCGCCATGGCGCGCTGCACTTCAGGGGGCTGGGACTTGAAGATCGCGTCCCAGCTCTCGCCTTCGTGCAGGCCCTCGGCTTCGGCTTCGGGCTCCGCAGCGGGGGCGCGCTTCTCGGCCGCCGACAGGACGGCTTCGATCTCAGCCTCCCAGCTGGTCATCGGGTTGCGGTTGCCGACGTTCTCGGGGAGCCCAGCCTCTTCTGCAAGGCTGACCTCGGCCGTGTCCGCCGGAGCGGGTGCGTTGGTCTCGCTGTTCATCAGGCACGTCCCATGAAGAGGGCGTCGAGGTTGTTCTCCTGACCGCCCTGGTAGTTGAGGCCCTTGTCCTTGCCCTTGCCTTCCTTCATGTCCTCTCCCATCTCAGAGCCCATGGTCTCAGGGCTCTGCATCTTCTTGATGAAGGTCTTGTCCTTTGCCAGCTTCTCGACAGCCCCGGCCAGAAGCAGCACGTCGCGGTCCTCAGCGACGTTGCCCAGCTCGATGTTGGCCTGCACACCGGCCTGCTGCGCGGCATCGGCCAGCATGGACAGCCCGCGCACGAAGTCGGCCGGGAACACGGTCACGTCGGCGGTGAACTTCGGGTAGTCGCCCAGCTGGCCCATCGCCACGAGCGCCTTGTTGTAGGCGTCCACCAGGCCGTTCATCGCACGCGCGGTGAACTTGCCCTTGGGCGCCCCGACCGCAAAGTAGTCGTTGGCAGCGGCTTCCTTCTGCATGCCGATGTCTTCCATCTCGGAGTCCATCGCGTTCATGTCAGCTTGCATGTTCATGGGCTTCATCGCCATCTTCACACCTCTGATGTTGGAGGATCAACTCGTTCAGACCTCGACCGGCCCGAACGCCTTCTCGCAAGCGAGCGCGGTGGACCCGGTTTCGCTGTGGACCTTGGTGAAGGTGCTGACCTGGCGGTCATGCTCCTCCTTCTCACGGGTAACCCGGGCGATCTCGCGCTCGACTTCACCCTCCTGCACTTCACGCAGGCCGCGCTGCTTCATCACCCGCTCGCGATGCTTCTGATCCCGCAGCGTGATGTTGAGCCCACGGTCGTGGTAGCCGTCCCACTTGGTGTCGCCCCAGGACCAGGCCGTCCGAGCCGGAGCGCTGACGAGGAGCTTGGCCTCGTAGCCGCAGGGGCACTCGATCTCGGGCGGTCGCTCAGCGTGCTTGTGCAGCTGCTCCGTCACAAGATTGCACTTGGTACATCCGTATTCGTACACGGGCATCAGACGACGCCTCCGGTGGGAACGACCGACGCGACCCGCGACGGCCCAGGGTTGAGGCCTGCGACAGCGAGGTCAGGCGGGACCTCCATGCCAGCAGCGACTTCAGGGAGAGGAGGTTGCACGGCGAGGGGCTGTGCCGGGGGCGCCTCCTCGACGAAGTCTTCAGGCAGGTCGAAGCTGCGAATGAGCATCTTCAGGATCTTGTCCGCCTTCACGCCCACGCTCTGAAGCACGGGGATCAAGGTCAGGAACTCCTGCTTCTTGATGGCCTCGCTCATCGGAGTAGTGCCGCTGTCCTGGGCGTAGATGGCGAAGTCTCCGTTGAGGTCGTCGCCCACCACGGTGACGGCCTTGCCGTTGAGGCGGATCAGGTCGCTGTCTTCCCCGAGCAGCGTCGACAGCATCACCAGGTAGGTGCTCGCGACGCAGGTGATGGCGCCGTCCCGAGCCCGAGCCATGCGGCCGATCTCGCTGGCGGTGTAGGCGGCCAGCGCCTGCACCTCGGTGGCGGACGCCTTCGTTGCTTCGCCCCTGGTGAAGGGCGCGATGACGCTGCCGCGGCTGAAGTCCTCGTCAACAATGTTGGCGTAGACCTGAAGCTCAGGAGGAATCGGCGCGTGCGGCACAGGCACGATGCTGCCCGACAGGGACTGCCCGTTGGACAGCTCGATCTCGATGAACTCCCCGTCGTGACCCTGGGCGATCTTGGCCATGGCCTCGGGGTCCAGCACGCCCTTCTCCACCATCCACTGCCGCGCCGCCTTGCGGATGCCCTGGGCTTGGAAGGTCCGCATGGTGTTGGTCTCGCGGATTTGGTCGTAGACCCGGCGCAACGCGGAGTAGCCACGCAGCGGCTCGTCGGGTTCGCGAGACATATATAGCGGGATCAAAGGGATTCGCGGCTGGTCGTTCGCCGTGCGGAACGGGATCTTGTCGAACTTCTCGCTGGTCTCTTCGTCCTGCCCGATGTCCAGCTTAACGCCGTCGTAGAGCCACTTGTCCCTGGCGTAGTCGGGCGACCACACGTAGAACTTGTCGTTCTGCATGTCGTAGACCTCGACCACGATGATGAACCTCGTCGCGGGCGAAGTGGTCGCGGAGTCCGGCCCCCGCCGCAGCGCAGGGGTGTCGTCGTCCTTGTCCTGGTAGTCGATGAAGCGGGTGAAGGTGCGCTCGGCGAAGTGCTTGTTGCCGTACTTCTTCTTGGCCACGTCGAGCGACAGAAAGTAGCGATGAGCGCAGTAGCGCTGCGACTCCCAGCTCGACGCCGTATCGTCCACGATGACGTCCCAGGGCGAGACCGCTGTTGGCTGGACGCGCATCATCACGTCGGTGTTGTCCGTGCTGGACAGCTTCACGGCGGCGAAGGGGTAGATCAAGCTGAGTCGGAGGGCGTCCTCAAAGACGTTGCGTGTGGTCTTCAGCCAGAAGTTGACGACCTCCTGGCTGATGCCAGGATCGCCGTGGTTCTTCAGGGAGGGCTTGATGACGACGCTCGGGTCCTTCACGAAAAGGCTGGCGATGTAGGACTCGATCAGCTCGTAGCCGCGCGAGGTCTCGATGAGCAGGTTCTCATCCATGTTCCTGCCCTTGTGCCAGTACCGCATGAGGTAGGCGTTGCGCAGTCGGCGCATCTCAGCGCGGCGCTCCTCCCACCACGAATCGTGCGCGTCGTAGATACCAGCAAACTCTTGAGCTTTCATTGGGATCTCCAGGGAGTTGCCATCTTCCGAATCCGCCTGACGCGCGCAGCCTTGATCGCATCGTCCATTCGGTGCTCGGTGGCCTCTCTCCGCAGCGAAGGTGGGGTGTCGCGAATCGCACGGTAGGCCAAAGCCAGGGCCATGGCAAGGTCATCATGTAGCCCGGCTGGCGCTTCCGGTGTGACCCGCAGGATCTGGATCGACTTCAGCTCTTGCAGCGTGGACTGGTCCAAGCGGAAGAGGATGCGGTTAGCGACCATCTCGCGCAGGGTATCGTAGGCGTCGATCTTGCTCTTTGCTGTTGTGACCCATGGCTTCCCGTCGCGGTCGCACCACACGCGGCGGTAGCGCAGCTGGCTCAGCTCGCGCAGGACGACGTGCCCGTGGTTGTTGCTCTCGCACAGGACCATGCAGTTGTTGTAGCGCTGGGCCACCGTCGCCACCCTGGCGGCCCAGGCGTGCGGCGCCATGGTGTTCGAGCGCTCGATGTAGACCGGCTGGCGGGTGCCGAGGGCGACGACCGCCAAGGCCGAGTAGTCCTGGCCCACGCCGCCCCCGACGTCGACACCCATGGTGTAGACCTCGTCCTCCACAGGCGGCTCGAACTCTCTTTGCGGTGAATCAAACCAGATTTGCTCAATGTTGTCGAGGTCGTCAGCGTCGAAGTATGTGCTATCGCGGCTGAGAAAAGCGTCGTCCATGCAGGCGGGGTATTCGCGCCGGAACTTCATCAGCCCGAGCGTCGCGATCTGTTGCCTGCGCCACCAGAGCTGGGCGTCATCCAGGCCGTAGCGGACAGCCAGCTCCTTCTCCTCGCCCGTTCTCTCCCAGCCATCTGGCAGGTTCTCATCCCGATAGGGCTCGTGCTGCCACCACCAGTACGTGAAGACCCGCCAGCCGTTGTCCGGTGCGCCGTCGATCAGACGGTGGAAGGCGTCGCCCGGGGCGTTGACCGTGCTCTCGATGATGAGCGGCCCATCGCCCACGGTGGAGAGCGACTGGGCCAGGACCTCGTCAGCGTCGTTGTAGAAGGCGAACTCGGAAAGATGCCCGCCGCTGAACTCGAAGCTGCGTGTGCCGCCCTTGCCTCCCGTGGTGAAGGAGGAGAAGCCGGCTTTGGTATCGGCGAAGATGGTGTCTTCTGCACTGTCAACCAGGAACTCGCGCTTCAGCAGCGTCGGCAGCTCTTGAAGCCAGCGCTGGTCCATGCGCCGGAGGTTGCGCGCCGAGCGCTCATGGAAGCTGAGCACAGCGAAGTTCATCGGGTCTTTGCTGATGTAGGCCCGGTGGAACTGCCAAGCCCTGACCGCAGTGGAGATGCCGACCTGCCGGGCCTTCATCACGATCACCCGGTTGAAGGTGTCGAGCATGGCCCACAGCTTCTTCTGCGCAGGGTTCGCCTTGAACGCTTCGAACTGCCCGGTCTGCTTGTTCTTGATCTGCAAGAGCTGCACAAACAGGTCCCGGTCAGCGAGGAGCTTTGCGACGTTGCTCCGCATCTTTGCCGGGATGCTGTTTGGAATATGGATGTTCACCCAGGTACCACGAACTTCAGGACGTTGTTCAGCTCGGCCTCTTCCTCGGTTTCAATGACCTCGTTCTTCGCGGCGCGGGGCTTGGCGTCGAACAGGATGAACTTGGCCAGGTCCACAGCGACCTTGTTCCCAGCTCCGATGCGCAACGCCCGCTGGACCACAGCCAGGGCGTCCGGGCGCAGGGCCTTGATGGCGGCATCGACCTGCTCATCCGTCAGCACAGGGTCGATGACATCGACGTCGATCACCCGAAGCTGCTTCAGCTCGTTGTGCGGCATGCGGCCTCCATGCTGGTCAAGTTGATCTCACCGGTCCACCAGACATGCTGACAGGTGATGCACCTACGCTTGCGCGTCAACATCGTAGGGTGGCGCTCACCAATTGCGCGAGCCAGCGCAGGCCCCTTGTCGGGCGCCCGCGTGGCGATGACCCCGATCTCATCGGAGCCGCAGGCAGGGCACTTCATACGAAGGCTCCGATAGCACGGCCCACGTTGGCAGCAGCGACCGCGTCGGCCAGGGCATCGTGCGCGTCGCCCCCAGGACCGGGCACGCCGAGGGCGTTGCAGGCCTCCACGAGCTTCACCTTCTTCGGGCGCTGCAAGTACGAGGTGGCCGCGTTCATCAGGCAAGGGCCCCAGTAGCCACCGGGTGCCCATCCCATCCGCTGGATCATCAGCTCGTCAAAGCTGACGTTGTAGGCGTAGAGCTGAGGCCGCCCGAACTCCAGCCACTTGGACTTCAGCTTCTCAACTGAAGCCTCCGAGCTGAAGGCGTACTGCTCCAGGGTGGCGAGCGAGATGCCGTGGACCTTCTGCGCTCCGCGGTAGGACGCCGTGTCGATGATGCGCGGCATCACGTACCAGCTGTCGGTGTAGGCGAGGTTGAGATCCGGCCCGAGGACCGCGACACCCACCTGAATGGGCGCAGCGTGCTGGTTGTTGGGCAGGCCGGAAGTCTCGGTGTCGATGATCATGTGGTACTTCATGCCCTACATATAGCGCAGGTCGTTGCAAAGTGCAACAGATTTAGCACCCCCTACCTGCCCGAGCGCCGCGCTGACCCCCCCTACCAAAGAAGATGGCGGTTGTTCCTGGGTCCTGTTCCAAAGTATAGGGCAGTGGGGGGGTAGGGGGGTCAAACTAAAGTAGTCGAAGAGGGATGCGCGCAGCAGAAGTTGGTGCGCTGTGCTGCGCTGAGCTGTTTGCTGTGTAGGTATCTACTCTTTGATTTTACTCCTATATGTACTCTACCCCCTACTGGACCAGGTTTATCCTTGACTATCTCCGTAGGAGACTCCCCCCTGACTTGGTTGGAGGTCCTCTGCTGTTAGGTCGACCACGCAATATTGGAGTTTCAACCACGATATGTTAGCGGCTAACAAAGTTTAGCGGCTAACACTTGACCACCGCCATGGGCTCCGCTACATTTAGCTCATGGAGACCACGCCAATGCCCCGCTACCGTTGCCGCGCCTACCAGATGCGCCCTTTCACCGCCGACAGTTTGAAGCACGCTGCCTCTCTCGTCGCCCAGTACATCGGTGGCACGCTGGGCACGAAGACCTGGGCCTGGATGGACAGCCGCCACGTCCCCGACATGAACATGACCACCTTCGAGGTCAGCTACTACACGGTGCCTCGTCAGCGCCGCCTCATCAGCATCATCGAGTTGGAGTAACAATGCTCACTTTCCGCAGTTCTTCCTACAACTTTGGCGAGCCCTTCCGCGCCAAGAACATCGAGTCCGCCCGTTCCAAGGTCGCTGCTCACGTCGCCAAGGGCGTGAACTCCCGGTCTTGGTCGGTCCTCTCCGAGGAGCGCTCGCCCACGTCCATCACGCAGCACTTGAAGTGCTACACCCGTCTGGGCGGGATGGGCTCCTTCGAGCGCCACTTCACCGTCGAGGTCGTCAATGCCGCTTCCTAAAGACGTCACCTCCATCGCGGTGCCGATCTCGTTTCGCGAGCTTCTCGGCGTTGCTGCCCGTGTCCGCGGGATGTCGATGCGCCGCTACGTCGAGCTGTACCTGTACGAGGTTGTCCGCGAAGACATGCGCCGCGCCGTCGCCGAAGTCGCAGCTGCCGGCTCCAACCCCCTCGCAGCCCGGTGACCCCGACATAGAGAGGGGCAGGATAGGTTGCAGCCCATCCTGCCCCAACACCACGTTCCACTTCCACTCAACTCAACGAGGACCTTCCCATGTCCCAAGAGCTTTATAACACCAGGCCGCGCAGCGTGTGGCCCGACCCCGAAGATAATTGTCGCTACGCGATGCCCGTCTTCGGGGGCCAGACCTACATTTCGACCGGCACTTTCGCGCTCGATTCTATCGACCGCAACGCCAATGAAAACGGGCGCACTGAGGAGAGCGTCGTCCGTGTCACGAGCCTCTTCTTCGACGCCGACTTGGTGCAGCTCTGGCAGTCCAAGCACCTCTCTCCCACGCCCGCTGGGCAGAAGGCGCCCAATGCCAAGGCGAAGAAGGCGCTCATGTACGCCGAGTCGCAGGAGACTCTGGCCGAGCTGACCTTGCAGCTGCACAACGAGTGCGGGGAGGCCTTCCGCCAGGTCTTTGGGTGTGAGCCCACGGCTGTCATCGACTCGGGCTGGGGCCGTCACTACCACATCGCTGTGCCGCAGCAGTTCGGCGCTGAGAAAGCGGCCCTCAAAGAGCTGCATCAGTACGCCCAGGAGCTGCTTCAACAGCACGTCTCCTGGCCTGCTTGCTGGGACAAGACCCAGGATGTCGGCGCCCGCATCTGCCGCCTTCCGGGGTCCATCAACACCAAGTGCGACGCTCAACCGCGTGTGGTCTCGCTCCTCGCTGAGCATCCCGACGTGGTGCTCACCAGCGGGATGGTCGCCAACATCATCCATCAGCACAACGCCATGGCCGCGACCAAGGCGCCGACCAACGGGAAGCAGCCAAAGGGGCAGAACCCCAGCGAGACCGTCGACTTCAACCTCATGGAGTGTGAGGGAGAGACCTGGCAGGCCATCGTGGATCGACTTGATCCTGGTGAAAAGGAAAAAGTCATCTGCCCGTTCGGTGGAACCAGCATTGGCTCTGGGTTCTTTAAGAAGGAAGAGGACGGCCGCACCCGTTACTTCAGCGGGCCACGCAACACGACCTACTGGAACATCAGCAACATCGTCACGACTCCCCCCTCCCCTGGCCGTGCCCAGCTCGCGCGGGCTCCCGGCGCGAATGGGATGCCCGGCGCGATCCTCCCGACCATCAGCAATCTCATCACGCTCATCACCCAGGACGCCAGGTTTAACTTTTGGTTTGACGATTTCGATGGCGTTGAGATGAACGGTGATCGGCCCGTCAGTGACCACGACTATCTCGACATCATCCGCATCGCGCAGGACGACTACAACTGGCTGCGTCCGGGCGGCAAGGACATCGTGAACGACGCCATCCAGCGCGTCTGCAACATGAACAAGCGCAACCCTGTGATTGAGTATCTGAATACGCTGGCCTGGGACAAGGTGCCCCGCCTCGACACCTGGTTGCACCGCACCACCGGAGCCGAGCAGACTCCTTTGATCGCTGCCTATTCCCGTCGCTGGGCCATCGGGCTGATCGCCAGAGTCGCCAAGCCAGGGTGCAAGCTCGACACCGTCCTCACCCTGAAGGGCGTGCAGGGCATGGGCAAGAGCACCATCTGCCGGGTGTGGACGCAGATCGGGGACAAGTGCTACACGAACTCCTCGCCCATCGACATGACCAACAAGGACGCCTACGAGGCCTTGCGCAAGTGCTGGATTTACGAAGACGCCGAGATGGCCAGCGGGAAGCGCGCGGATGAGGAGACCAAGAAGCGCTTCCTCACCACGCAGGAAGACACCTTTCGCCCGCCCTATGGACGCCGGACCATCACGCTGCCGCGCCACTCCGTCTTCGTCAGCTCCACCAACGAGGGGATGTTTCTGAAGGACCCGACTGGGTCGCGCAGGTACTGGGTCGTTGAGTGCCCGCGCGACTACACCCTCAACGCGCGCAGCTGGCAGCAGCCCAAGGCCGACCTCGACTGGCTGCGCGAGAACAGGGACCAGCTCCTCGCCGAAGCCGTCACCTACTTTCTCAATGGAGAGCAGTGGTGGCTCACCGCTGAAGAGGAGGAGATGCGGGACTCGAACAATGAGACCAGCACCTACACCGACTACTACACCGAGTGCGCCACGCAGATCTACAACGCCAACTATGGAGGGAAGAAGAACCGAATCACGGTCAAGCAGTTCGCCATGGCGATCGTGCAAGACAAGACCAAGCCCATCGACGTGCAGCGTCAGGGCCTGTCACTTGGCGCCGCCCTCATCAACGCCGGCTTCATCCGGGGAGCTGGGAAGATCAACGGCGTCAGCTACTACTACAAGTACCTCGAAGGAGAGGACCAGGGCGTCGAGCCCATGCCCGGCAACGGTCTTCACGCCGTTGATCCTGAGATCATCGCTGGTAACTTCCACGTCAACTCCAACAGCTTTCGGTGAACCATGATCCCTGCGCAAGTCCTTCAGGACTTCTCGACCCACATCCTGTTCTTCAGCCTCGGCCTCCTCTTCTCTCGTGTTCTTCGGAGCTAACCATGCTGGAAAAAAACACCTTCCGCGACTACATCAAGAATCGTCTGGATGAGGACAGCTACCACGGAGAGCTATGCCGCGAGATGATGAAGCCAAGCGTCAAGCATCGCTGGAAGACGGCGAAGGGTTTCCTTCGCGTCGTGGCCGAGATGCAGAGCCCGGAAGACACGAACACCGCTCGCGAAATCGTCGTCGGCTACGTGATGCGGGAGACCAGGAAGCGGCTGATGGCGCTGGGCATCGACGGCGAAATGGAGATCGCCTTCGAGGTCGATAGCGGCGCTGAGATCGAGCTGCCCAACGGCATCTGGCACTAACGGCAAAAACGATAAGAGGGAGGCTCAGTAAAAACTGGGCCTCCCTCTTTTGCTTTGTGAGTTGGTGCACTCAGGATTCGGCGACCTGTCCACCTCACGCTGCGCTAAATCTTGCGTCAGTCCATCTCGCCTCACCTTCCTCCCTGATGGGCTGGGCACAATGCCCTGGCCACTGACGCAAGTGGCCCAGTCAGCACTCTGCTGCCCTGGGCGCTTGCGCCAGCCAGTCATCGTACCACATATAGCGCGGCCGTCACTTCTTCGGCTTCGGCTTGTGCGCTTTCCGCAGGGCGATGGCGATGGCCTGCTTCTGAGGCCGACCTTCCTTCATCATCTTCTTGATGTTGTAGGAGATCGTCTTGTTCCCGGTTCCCTTCTTCAGCGGCATGGTGCCTCCTACTTCGTGGACTTTTCGCCCTTGCACTTCCACCGAGCACGGCTCAAGCGCAGAGGCGAGTTGGGATCGGAGGCGGCCGAGGGATGCTGCTTCATCTGGCCCGCCGACCGAGCGCAGTAGGCATCTCCCTTGGCCGTCCCAGGCTTGACGCGAGGGCCACCACCCTTGGCTTGACCGGCCTGCCCATAGGACACGCGCTTGCCAGAGCTGGTGACCTTGACCTTGGCCTTGCCCTTGGATGGTTTGGCCGCCATCTCAGGTGGTCCCGTTCTGCCAGAGCACGAGCAGCGAGTCGCCGGTCGTGTTGGTGGTGGACAGCTGGATGGTGTTCGCGGCCGTGATGCTGGCCTCGCTGAGCACGCTGGTGATGTTGATGTTGGCGGCGGTCGCGTCACGGTCCAGGCGCACCACCGCGACGAGCTTGTCGGCGAGGCCGATGCCCGTGACGGTGATGTTGGTGGCGGCCGTGGTCCCAGCGACGACGGCGCTGCCGATGACGCCGATGCCGGGAGAGGAGCCGAGGGCGCCCTGGCTGATGTTCTTGGGGTCGATGTACTTCATGGTCTACCTCCGAGAGATACTGGGTGGGGTTGAAGGGCCGTCGACACCGCTGTTGGTGTCGCCGTGGAACTTGGCCTCGATGTAGGCGAGCCGCTTGTCGATGGTGTTCAAGGCTTTGGCGACCGCCTTGCCTTCCTCTTGCTGGGCCTTGATGAGCGCGTCGATCTGCGCCAGATGCCGGTCGGCCAGGGACTTGACCAAGGGGAGGAGGTGCTGGACGGCCAGCGCATAGAGCCCGTAAAGCACGACCAGCAGCACCACAACAGCAGCGCCCGGACCCACAAGGAGCGGCGCGATCCCATTGATCTGCTCCATTTCAACCTCCAGTCGGTTTGAGGGAGTCGAAGATGGGACGGCACCACGTCCTGGCCACGGTCACGCTCGGGCTCAGGGGGCTGGCCGGGTCGTAGGTGGCCACGTCGGCGTCGGCGTCGGCCTTGGGGACGGAGAAACTGATGATGTATTTCTCGACACCATCATCGCCAGTAGTGACGTAGCTACCGATGTTTTCAGGAGTCGCCATGGTCACATCCTCGTCTGACGGGAGAGCCGAACCTTCTTCAGCTCCATGTTCATGTTTCGGCCGCCAATGCCGGCGATCATCCGAAACGTGGTGCCGAAGATCACCTCGGTCGCGGTCGCAACGGGGGACCGAGCGTCGGAGCCCAGGCTCCCGGCGACACCCGTGGCGTCAAAGGGGGCTGCGTTGCCGAGCACGGGCCGCGTCATGTAGTCGGTGGCGCCCGCCTTGCAGGCGACGAAGGCGCCGACGTTGCCCATGTAGAGCACCTGGGCCGCGAAGGTGGTGGGCTGGGCGATGCTCGCGCCGCCAGTCATGGTCACCGTGCTCGCCGCGCCGACCGTGGAGTAGCGACGGGCCTGAAGGTTGACGACCGGGCCGGCAGCGGCGGTCGGGTTGACGCCGTAGTGCTCGCCGTTGCTGAAGTTGTTGCCGCTCCCGATGCCGGACTGCACGTTGCCGTCCGTGCCCCAGGCCGTGATGTTCCCGATGACGTAGTCAACGAGGATCGGCTCGCCGGTGTTGAACAGGCTCGTGTCCAGGTCGTAGCGGAAGCCGCAGCTCCCGGTGCCAGCCAGCCCGGCGCTGACGTTGAAGACGAGGCCGGTGCCGTTCACCGCCTGGGTCGTGTACGTCGGCGTCCCACCGACAGTATACGCGGTAACGGTCTTTCCGCCCATCACGGCGGACCCCGCTCCGCTGAGCACGCTGGACGTGACCTGGGCGGTCCAGTCGAACTCGTCAACGGTCGTCCAGGTGTTCTGGTAGACGGTGGTGCCAGACGTTGGCCCACCGTTGGCCCCGGTCGTGGGGTCAAAGAAGGGGACGACAGGCATGGCTCACTCCGTCCAGACGATGGTGGACAGGGCGAGGTTGGCCGTTCCAGCGTTGGTCTTCGCCCACACGTACACGATGGCGTCGCTCTGGTTGGCCGTGTTGATGTTCGTGAAGGCGATGCCAGAGCTGAAGGCCACGGTGCCATCGGTCGCGGTGCTGATGCCGGTGCTGATGGTCGCGGTGGTGTCGGGGATGATGCACTCGTCGCCGCCCGCGTCCGAGGTCACGCGCACGGTGAGGGAGGTCGCGCCGCCAGCGATGGAGTCGACGGTGATGTTCAGCGACTCCAGAAAGGCGTTCCAGCTGGTGGCCGCCGCGACCGCAGAAGCCAGGTTCTGCGTGAGGTTATGCGTCCGAGCCGTGCCGTAGGCGGTGGTCAGCGCGGTAGTGCCAGTCGTCTGGCTGGTGTGGACAAAGTGACGGATTCGTGCGGGCATCTTGCTCTCCTCTGTGCGGACTGAGCGACCTCAGCGTACCTCACGCTCAACGGTCTGCAAAGCCCTGCGTTGGATCTCCTCGGGGGTGACCCCGCGAACAGGCGTCTGCGCGCCGACAGCGTAGAGGAAGGGGTTGGCCAGCGCCCTGTACTTGGGGTTGTAGCCCTCCTCGCCCATGCCGCCCGCGATGAGCGTCTTCTCAAAGTCGGAAGACGTGCGGCCCATGCGGGCCTGGGTCGCGGCCAGCATCCACATCTGCCAAGTGCGGTAGCCGGACTTCGAGGTGAACTGGTACTGGACCCCAGGCGTCCCCTCGAAGGTCGGAGTCCCGGGGCGGCGCTTCTCGATGGGCACTTCCTCAATGTCGCACCACGCCTTCATCGACGCCCAGGCCCACGGGTAGGTCTTCAGCAAGGACACCCAGTCGTCAGGGACGAGCCGCCCGATGGCGCCCTCCCCCGGGCTGGAGATCACCCCGAGCGCGGCCTGGGCCACGGGCTGAAGCTGGGCCTCCATGACGCCCTCGACGCCGCGAGAGGCCCAGTCGACCCGAGGCGGCCCGAACAGCTCGCTGCCCCAACCGAGCACGCTGATGAGCTGCCAGTAGGAAGACAGGATCGGGTTCTGCGGGCCAGCGATGAAGGCGGGCATGTTGTCGGTCTCAGGCCCAGTCTTGGTCGCGTCCACGAACATGCGGACCCGGTTGGAGTCGTCGCCGTAGTACCAGTTGCCGACCGCCTGCTGCTGCCGCATCTGCAACCGCGCGACGCGGATGAAGGTGGTAGGGTCGTTGGCCAGGGCTTCGAGCATCGCCTTGGTGCTGGCCATCTGGAAGGCAGCGAAGAGGATGTAGCGATTGGCGTAGGTCTTCACGGCGTCGGGGATATTGCCGTAGTCCAACGTCGCTTCTCGCGCGAGTTTGGCCGCCTGCTGCTCCGTCATGCCATCCCGAATGGCCGTCGCGAAAGTTGCCTTTCGCATGGTCATGTCGCAGTCCACCGCGAAGCGCTGGAAGATGTTGCTCACCGTGGGATCAAGCTGATTTACCGCAGCCCGGAACCAGTGCATCTCATTCAGGCCTTCGGACCTGGAGAGGATGCGAAGGTCACGTTTCAACGACTCGAAGAAGTCCGCGGCCTGGTTCATGTCAGCCGTGGTGGTCGTGATGTTGTTGCGCAGGAAAGCATCTTCCAGGTCGGCCTGCATCCACGGTTTGCCCTTGACGTCCACAAACATCGGCACCGTCGCCGGGCGACGGGTGACCACGTCGACAAGACGGGAGGCGCGCTCACCAACTGCAAACTCAGCAGCTTGCGCCGCGCGTTTCGGCCCGACCGTAGCGAGCATGATGAGCGGGTTCGTGAGGATGTTGACGCCCAGGTAGCGGCCGTTCGGGATGAGCGGCCAAGGCAACAACTGGATCGCGGTGCCAGCCGCGAGCAAGCCACTCTGCGCCGTGGACTTCAGGAAGGCCAGGCCTTCGAGGGTGAGGTACATCGCCAGCTGGGCAGCGTTGCCCGCCGCATAAATGTTCTTCGTCTGCAACCGCTCCAACTTGCTGACCAGCTCGCCGTTGGCGGCCTGGAGTTCGAGCTTCTTCAAGCTCTCCACCATGTCACGCCCAACAGCAACGACTGTTGGGCTGTTCAGATCAACGCCGATAAACTTGCCGAGAAGCTCGACTTTTGTCCCTTCGCTGACGTTGTGCATGGTGCTGAATCCGTAGCCGCGCATGACGTCGCGGATGTCCTCGATCAAGCCGGACGACACCACGTCGCTCATGCGGGCGTCCACCGCGTTGACGACAGCGTCGACCAGCTTGTCCTGCGGGACCTGAAGCCGCTTCATCTCCTGGGCCACGGTGTAGACCAGGTTGTGCAACGCGGTGTCGGCCTTGGGCCCCTTCGACTCCAGCAACCGCCCGATGCCGCCGCGAGCTTCAGCGGCGAGGGTCGCTCGATTGCCGGCCGTCCTGACGGAGGTGTTCGCGCGGAGCGACCGCATGTTCGGGTAGAGAGTCCCATCGGCCACCATGCGGCCAACGATGTCCTCCATGATCTGCCCGCGCTCCTCAACACCCAGGCTGCGGAGGCGCAGGTCCACGTAGCGGTCGATGTCCGCGATGATCGGCACCATGACCGGCCGCTCAACCGAGGGGATGACCGTCCTGACCAGGGGCGCCGCAACGCTGGCTTGGGCCGAAGCCGCCTTCGAGGAGGCATCACGCAGCTTCTCAGCGACCTTGAACTTCGCGTCGGAGAGCTTCTTCACCTGAGCCGCGATGGGGTTCACCTTCTCCGCGATGAGGCTGATGAACTTGGCCTTGCGAGCTTCGAGCGGCTTCAGCTCGGCCGCGAGCTTCTTGGCCTGGGTGCGAGAGGCCTTGGCCTTGTCGAGGAGCACCTTCAGGTCGGCGTTGCTCACGCCCTTTGGAACCGGCCCTGGGCGAGGAGGTGCGGCCTGGGCCGCCTTCAGCTCACCGCGGAGCTGGTCAAGGATGGACTGCCCACGCTGCACGAGATCGCTCTGTGCTTTGTAGTACGAATCAAAGTCAGTGCCCTTGGCCACCGCGTAGGCATCCATCGCTGCGAGCGCTGACCGCTGACTCTTGCCCTTGGACTTGTTGAACTTCGCACGCAGAGCGTCCATTTCGGTGACAGCTTCCTGCGCGTCGGCGAGCTGCACCTCGATGCTCTTGATCCGGGACTGGAGCGCGTCAACCGCACCGCTATCGGGCGCCGCCTTCGCGGCCTTCGTGGCTTCCCGATAGGCCGTGCGCTGGGCCTTTGCCTGCGACAACGCCTCTCGGTCAGCGGTCGCGATCCGCTCGGCATCTTCAGCGGCGGTCTTCGCGGCGGCCACATCCCGCCACAGCTGCTCGGCCTGGGCCTTGCGAGCAGGAGCGCCGGTGAAGTTGATGATGGCGTCCTTGCGCGCGTTGAGCTTCGAGATCTCGGCGTCGAGCTTTGAGACCGCTTCCTTCAGTGAGTCTGCGTAGGAGGTGGCCTTCTCCGCCTTTGCGGTCTCACGCGCGAGCTTCTGCGCGATGCGGCTTTGGGCTCGAACCCCAGCGGGCTCAGCCGCGTAGAGCTTGGTCGGGGTCAGACGCTCGGCCGCCTGGACAGCCTCGACCCCGGAGGGCGTCATAGCTTCAGCCCGTGCAGCCGCGATAAGTTCAGGTGCCAGCTCCTTCTTCGTGATTCGCTTGTAGAACTTGGCCATGGCGTCAACGACGTCCTGCGCCACGGTGAGCTTGGCCAGAGTGACCTTGTCGTTGAAGACCTGCGTGCGCGCCGACTGCGAGGGCAGCAGGTCCAGACGCACGGCCGGGTTCATGTCGAACATGATGCGCAGCTGATCGTTGACGATCTTCGTCTTGTCGACACCCATGGCCCAGGCCGACAGGGTCTCGAAGCTCGCGGTCCTCCACTCCACGGACAGCAACGACCACGACGCGGCGCCTCGTTTTCCGAGCTCTTCGGAGCTGTCCTTCATGCGCTTGACGACCACCTCAAAGTTGGCCGGGGTCGGGGCCATGACGCCAGCGTTGACCACGAGGTCGTGCAGCGCGTAGAGCGTGGGCGATGGAGCATTGGCCGCCTGGGCCGCGCGCAGGTTCTCCAAAGCCTCCTGCGCCTTGGCGTCGCGCACGAACTTCCCGAGGCTGATGCTGATGTCCTGTTGCAACTGGCTGGCGTTCGGGTCGATGGGCTTCCCGAAGAGCGTGCCGATGAAGTAGTTTTCGAGGATTCGACGCCACTCCACCATGTAGGCCTGGTCGCGGAAGGCCTTCTTCGTGACGGAGATGAACTTGGCCTGCTGCTCCACGCTCATCTTTCCGATCGCGGCGATGCGCTGACCGAGCTGCATCGTAGTCGCGGTGCCCTCAACCTCACTGATCCCGCGCATTTGGTAGGCGACAATCGCGTAGACCTGGGCTTCAGTCGGCAAACTTTTCAACTCTACGCCCAGCAACTGAGACGCCAGTTCGCGGTTATCCAAAATTCGGACCTGCTCATCCAACGCGGCAACGGCGTCATCGCCAATGCTGTTCCAGCGCCGCAGCAGCGCGGCGTTGAGCGCGACCTCACCAGGGTTGGCCATGCCAGCGGCCCGCGCCTTCTTGGCGTCTGCCAGAAGCTCGGTCTGAAACCGCTCAGGAATGGGGGCGATCAAGTTGTTGATGTCACCCATGGTCTTCTGCACAGCGGCCGGAGTCAGGTCGATCTTGAAGCTCTTGCGCCAGTCAGAAACGATGCCGCTGATGGCGAGGCCTTCCGCCCGTTTCACATCCTGGGGCTTGAAGCCGCCCACGGTGGTGGTGAGGGTCTTGCGGAGGGACAGCTCCACGGCTTCAACCACCTGAACGTAGTCGTCAAATATTTGTCCCAACGAACGCCGAACAGGGGCTCCAGCCTCTTGTGGCGCGAGCGCGGCCTCGACTTGTCGACCCTTGAAGATTGGCGTCCTTACTGTTTCCTCACCAAGCGTCGCGCGCCAGGCTCCTTCGCTCAGCGCGTCAGCAACCCAGGCGAACTCCTCCGGGGTAAGCCTGACCAGCTCTTCTTTACGATTAGCTTTCGCGGCGAGCTTCCGCAGGAATGAACTCTCCTGCACGCGATTCACGGTGTCCAGGGCATTGACAACGCTCTTTGACGGAACCGTGTGAAGCCCGTTCTCGACGGCGTAGGCGCTCTTTGGAATCGCGGCGGCGACCAACTGTCCAGCATCTTCGACGGCCTGTTCGGTGACCATCGACCGCGGCACCATGAGCCGATCGGTGACGAAGACCATGTCCTTCGGCACCATGTTGCGGATCACGTCCTCGGCCCCATCGGAGACCGCCCGGTGAAGCGCAAGACTCAAGAGCGTGTGTGGAGAAGTCTCGTCTACGTTCTGCGCGACCGCCTTTGAGACCTTGAACGCGGGCGTCAACGGGCTGCGGTAGCTGGTCTCGATCAAAGCGAGGGTGGACCCGGTTTTGTTTGAAGCAGCCCCTGGAGTATGGGAGCGAATCGCGACGTTCTCGACCTGGTCGACAAAGGCGATGGCAGAGCGCAGGTACTTGTTGCCGATGGGCATCGGCATGGACCCGCTCTCCTTGGCGAGCTTCTGCCACTGCTTCATGGCCTCATCAAACTGCCCGACACTCACCTCGCCCTCGGCCTGGGCCACGCGCCGCAAATCTTCGAGGATCTGCTCGTAGCGAGTGCCACGGATGGCGTCGTCGCTGTTGCCGACAAGGTCGCCAACAACCTTGCGAATCTCGACGTCAGGAGCCGAGAGGACCTGTTGCGTGAGCGCCTTGGCGTTCGGCCCGGTGAACGCGCTGGCCAAGGTGTTGGCCTCCGCGCCCAGGCGCCACTCCTTGGTCGCGGTCTCGATGGCCTTGACTTGCTCAGGGCTCAGCGCGCCGGTCGCGTCGGGGGCGATGCCGGCCATGCGCATGATGTGCTGCCCGGACTTTGAGTTGCTGGCATAGCCAAGCACCTCTTCCGCCTTGACGCCTTCGTTGGCCATCACGCGGATCGACGCGGGGGCCACCAGCTCCTGCGCCAGCAGATCAGCGCCGCGCTTCGCCACGTCACCCTGGGAGAGCAGCGCCTCGGTCACGCTGACGGGCTTGCCTCCCGTCGCTGCGGCCAGCTCATTCGTCGCGGTGGCCAGCTTGTAAGCCTTGCCCCAGCGAGTCGGGCTGGTGAGGGCCGCCCCAGTCTCTGCCGCCTTCCCGACAGCAGCAGCCGCCTCGGCGACCTTGGCCGACTTGATCGCTTTGCCGACATCTTCGCCGACTTTGGCTGCGTCAGCGATGGCGCCAAAGCCAGGAATCGGGCTGTTGGGGATGAAAAACCCGGTGATCAAAGCGGCCGTGAGGCCGGTGCCGTAGTTCTCCCCGAGCGCGTCGCGGTAGGCCGGGACGCTGAAGAACTCGTCGCCCATGCTGCGGCCCCGGGCGACCGAGGTGCTGATGTCAGCCAGGGCCCGAGGCGTGTAGACCGCGGTGCGCTCCCCAGCGTCAGGCAAGGTCGTAGGCGTATCGCGGTCGATGGACTGAAACGGGCGCGGGATGACGGTCTTGGTGGTCCCGAAGATGAACGGCTGGTTCGCGTAGCTGGGCGCGTTGGCCTTCAGCCAGTCGTCGACCGCCTTGGCGATGCGGTCGCCGTACTCGTCAGGATGCTGCAAGTTGCCCTGGGCGTCGACCTCATAGAACAGGGGCAGCGTGTCGAAGACGAACTCACCGAGCAAGGCTTCGGTCATGCCGAGGTCGCGCATCGCCGCCATGAGGCGGGTCTCAACGATGCGGTTGGGCTCAACCGCAGTCAGCGTCCCGGTGATCAGGGGCTCAGCTTCCTGGCGAGCTTCGTCCTCAGTCTTCCCGGCCGCGCGTGCAGCCTGGTACTTGGCCTCCTTCTCGGCCAGAAGTTTGGCCTTTCGAGCTTCAGCTTCCGGCCCTTCGTAGATGGTCTGCCGCGTGAAAGGCTCGGTCAGAAGCTCCAGATTGGTCGCCTCTCGCGGCTTGTTCGTGGTCTCGTCCAGCACGTAGCCAGGCATCCCACGGATCATGCGGGAGCCCGAGGTCAGCGGAGCGGCCAGCGGCCCAGCGAGCGCCGCCGCGGGAGGAAGCCCTGCCGGAGAATACTTCTCGCCGGCCGCAGTCGACGCGGTCGACAAGATCTTCTGCTTGGCCTGCTCTGCTTTTGCCTGGGTCTCTTCGATGGATTGCGTGCGCTGTTGCAGCCCTTTGTCCATCTCCCGCTGGTAGGCCTGGACCGCGAGGTTCAGAAGGTCAGAGCCTCCCACGGCCTTGGGGATGCCCAGCAAGGTCTCGTAGGTCTGTGGCGTCATCTCGTAGGTAGGGGCCGGAGTTGGGGCCACCTGCTCAGGAATCGGCGTCGGAACAGGAGCAGTAGGGGGTGTAGTAGGAGTAGTAGTAGGTACAGACGCCCCATAGGCAGCGGCCATGCGGCGCAGCCTCGCAGCGCCGTCAGCGTCACCACCAGCTTCGGCCCTCGCGGCCATGCGCTCCAAAGTCTTGGCGTCCATCTCCTACCTCCACCACCCCTACTGGGGTGGAACTACCTACTCGGAGTAGCTTGAACTGGTGTTGCGGCTTCCAGGGATGCGGTTGAAGACCCTATCAAACGGTGAAATCGGCGGCACCGGCTTCACCACCGGAGAGGCAGGAACCTCATTCAAGGCAGGCTGTTGCTCAATAGGCCGGTTGGTCTTGGCCTTGTGCTCCATCGCGAGCTTGCGGGCCACGTAGTAGTCGAGCGCGTGCTGGGCCTTCTCGGGGTCCTCAAAGCGCTTCTGCACGTTGGCGCGCACCACGTCCATGGCCTCGTCAGGGTTGATGTCGTAGAGGTCCTTGGCGAACTCCCAGGGATCAGCGAACGACGCCAGCCGGCCCGACACCTTGGCCTGGGCCCTCCGCGTCCCAGCCTCTCCGGTGGCCGCAGCCATGCCAGCCTGCCCCTTGGCGCGCAGCTCGATGGCCTTCTTGTCCTTGGCTTCGACGTCGGGCTGGCGGAAGTAGGACTCCCGAATGGGCTGGGCCGGACCCATCGCGGCCTCGTAGTTGGCGATGTCATTCGGGTCAGTGACCGGAATCTCCTCGCCATACTGTTTCTTGATGATGCGGCCAGACCTGTACCGGACATACGAGCCCTTCTGGTCCTGCACCTCATCCTTCTTGCCAGGTCCGTACTTGGCCTCCAACCGCACAGACTGTTCGGTCAGCCGCTGCGCGCGATCAAGCTGACGCTGAGCCTTGGCCTCGCCGGTCAGGCGACGGCGGCGGGCTTCGCTCATCCCACCTTCAAGGACGCCGTCGCCCTCCTCACGCAGGATCTGATTGGCACGCGCCATGCTATCGAGCAGCCAGGGACGCTTCGCCTTGGTCTCATCCCACCACTTGCCGCCGACCTCATCGCTGGGACGGGGAATGGGCGCGGGCTCACCCCGCAGGATGCGCTGCTGTTCGAGGAAGAGGCGGGCCTGCTCTTGCTGCACTTCGAGCGGGCTGCGGCCAGCTCGCTGGCCATAGGCCTCTCCAACGGTGGACTTGGCCTTTTCCAACGCCATCAACTCACGACCCTGCTTCAGGAACTCCGGGCTGAAGTAGGGGGCCTGCGCCCGGGTATAGGCGCCCAGGTTGGCCGCCTTCTCGTAGGCGGACCTTCCCGCGTCCATCTCGGCCTGGTCCTTGAACGGCTTTCCAGCGCCAATGTCAGCGGCCGTGGCCTGGTAGTCATCGCCAAGGGCCTCGATGTAGCGTTGGACAGCCAGCTGCTCCATCGGGTCCAGGGACTTGGCCCTCAGATCAGCCTCTTCCTGGGGCGTCAGGGCGCGGGCACCACCGCGACCGCTCGGCTTCTGAAGGATGGCCCGCATCTCAGCGCGACCGGTGGACGGCTCGACCGTGATGCCTTCGG